AAGCGGGTGGTGGTGGTGCTAGTAGCGCAGATACTTCAAGCGATACAAGTTCTACTGATACCTCAACTAGCACAAGCTCAACAACAGACGCCCCATCTAATACTTCTGGCAGTTCAGGTGGTAGCCCCACTGGTTCAAATCCTAATAACTGGCCTGTTCTTACTGGCCCCTCTGGTGATGTACCGATTAACAATAACCCTGACATATGGAACGATGAAGACGGGTATGGTGGCTGGGTGGTTGTTTCTGGTACAGGGGTATGGGGCCAGAGTGGTGTTTGGGTTATTAAAAATTCTGCTACCGGACAAACTCAAGAGATTGATTGGGATAATGGGACTTACTCTAACCCTTGGGAAAACAACCCTAATAACAATGATGCTGATACTAGTGGTGATAATCAGGGCGAAGGTCAAGGGGATGATACTGAAAGCACAGCGGATGGTACTGCAACTGGCCCGACAACTGAAACAACCCCTACTCAGGAACCTACTGTAGATTATCCTGACAATGGAAGCGCCTGCCGCCTGCCTAATGGAGATGTAGGAGTTAAAAAAGACGGTGAGTGTATTGTTACTAATAACCCCGCTAGAGATATTATTGGCTGGCCTAACATAACACTTCCAACAACAGATGGAACAACAGATACAACTACAGATGGAACTACAGATGCAACAACAGATGCAACAACAGATGCAACAACAGATGCAACAACAGATGCAACAACAGATGCAACAACAGATACAACTGACACTCCTTCAGACACAACGCCAACTGATTCTGTAGATCAACTTTGTTCAGAAGGCCGTCCAGAAGAATATGGGTTTGGTCAAATTTATTACGATAAATATTGCGATGATCCGAACACAACTGGTGACGGCAATGATGGGTCGGGTGAGTCTGGTGAAAATGGCGACGGTAAAGGTGATGACGGTACAGGAGAAGGCGAGGGCGGTGATGGTACAGGCAGCGGCGATGGTAGTGGAAAAGAAGGGATGCTTTCTCGTTCCCCTTATAAAGGAAGCATAAAATTACTTAGTTATGATGCTCCACCAGTGCCTCCTCTTTTGGAAATTTTTCAAGGCGATTGGACGCAAGGTTTATTAAATCTTGAAGACCGTCTTAGCCCTCCTCCACAAAAAACAAATTTATTTGACGGGATTGTTTAATTATGACACCTGAAGAACAAAAGGCATATAGCCCTTTATATATAAATGAAAAGTATGGTGGCAACCCCGCAAATATTCCGGGCGTTACTCAACTTCCTAATGGGCTTTACTCAGGACAACCCGGAGTTACTTATGACGTAAACCCTAACACTGGACAACGAGGAACATTTCGTTTTCTTGGAACAATGGGTTTTGTAGACGAGTCTCCTCAGTACGAAGGAACAACCCGTAACCGTCACGGTATTTATCAAGGTGAACCGGGAGTTAGGTATACTTTTAATCCTAACACTGGAGAAGAAGGTGATTGGATTTACCTCGGAACTATGGGATTTGTTAATACTAAAGGTGACCCTCAAGAGCCTCTACCTGAAGGTGCTCCTAGTTTTGATAATTATTACGGCGGGCCTACTGGAGAATTTGATAACGTAGTAACAGCTGATAACACCCCTATTACTACCCAAGAAAGTTTAGGAAGCGTTGACCAAAATTTAAGTTCTTCTGGAATGATGGGCGGTAATAACATGGGGACAAATAACTTTTCTCCTTCTACTCCTATGAGTCTTAATTATGCAGCGCCTCAATTTTCACAAATTCCTCAAGCTCCTCAAATAGATTACGTTAAAGTACTTAATAACCTTCTTATAACAGATGTTATTGGTGGAATGATGACAGGTAGCAAAGTATGACTTATTTAAATTTAGTAAACAATGTACTTAGACGCCTACGTGAAGATGAGGTAGATAACGTAACAGCTAACACCTATAGCAAAATGGTAGGTGATTTTGTTAATGATTCTAAAAAACTTGTAGAGTCTGCGTGGGATTGGTCAGCGTTAAGAACTACACTTACAATTACAACGGCTGCTGATGATTACACTTATTTATTAACAGGATCACAAAATAAAGTTAAAGTACTAAACGCAATTAACGATACATCTAATATTACAATGCAGTACCAGACTCAAGTATGGTTTAATGAACAGTACTTAATTAATACTCCTGTTTCTGGCGCTCCTGAGTACTACACGTTTAACGGTGTAGACTCCAATGGTGACACACAGATTGATGTGTACCCAACACCAGATGCTTCTTATAGTTTAAAGTTTAAGTGTACGTTGCGTAATGACCTTTTAAGTGCTGACACAGACACCTTGGCTATACCCAGTGAACCAGTAATCCACATGGCAATAGCTCTACTGGCGCGTGAACGGGGCGAAACAGGCGGTACAACAGCGGCTGAATATTTTGTTATTGCTGACAAGTATTTATCTGATGCAGTTGCTTTGGACGCTCAAAAGCACCCAGAAGAAACTATTTGGTACACTCCGTAAGGACTACGTATGGCACAGCCCCTGACAAGTATTAATTTAGTTGCTCCTGCATTTAAAGGTGTCAATACGGAAGACTCTCCGATTGCACAAGACCATTCATTTGCAGACATCGCGGATAACGCTGTTATTGACAAGCGTGGTCGTATTGCTGCGCGTAAAGGTATTTCTGTAATTACTACAAACAAGACTGCTCTCGGTTCTGACCATGTACACAAGGTTCATTATTTTTATGATGACGCAGGTAACGAGGTAGTATTTACTGCAGGTAACAACAAGATTATGACAGGGACTACTACCCTGACTGATGCTACGCCCGGATCATATACGATTACAGCTAACAACTGGAAGATTGTAAACTTTAACGACAAGGCGTACTTTTTTCAGCGTGGCTACGATCCTCTGGTGTACGACAACGCTACAGGATTAAGAACATTTAGTACAGTAAAAGGTAACGCTACGTCTGCAACTTTAAAGTGTCACGAAGCTCTAGCAGCTTATGGTCGTTTATGGATTGTAGACAACGCAACTGACACACAAACTATTTACTGGTCGGATCTTTTAGACGGCGCAGATTTTACTGGTGGCTCCAGTGGTTCTATAGATGTGGCTAAAGCATGGCCTGATGGATACGACGAAGTAAGAGCATTAGCTGCTCACAACGATTTACTTATTGTTTTTGGTAAGCACAGTATTATTGTTTATTCAGGAGCTTCTAGTCCTGCTAGTATGGTAATAGAAGACACTATAGCAGGCGTTGGTTGCATCTGTAGAAACTCTGTACAACACATTGGTACAGATGTATTGTTTATGTCTAATTCAGGTTTGAGAAGTCTTGGGCGTACTATCCAAGAAAAATCTCTTCCTATGTCTGATCTTAGTTTAAATATTAAGACAGAGTTAATTGCAGTAATTGAGGTAAGAAGTGAACCTACGGCTTCTGTGTACAGCCCTGAAAACTCTTTTTATCTAATTGCTTTTCCCGGTCAATCAACTGTTTATTGTTTTGATCTTAAAGGTGCATTAGAAAACGGAGCCTATAGGGTTACTCGTTGGCCTTCTGTTGGTCATAAATGTTTTGAGCGTAAAACAGACGGTACGTTGCACGTTGGTACTTCTGACGGTGTTGGTACTTATGCGGGCTACCTAGACAACGCAGCGACTTATCGCTTTAGGTACTACAGCCCCGGCTTGACGTTTGGTGATCCCTCAAAAATTAAACTACTAAAGAAAGTCAGACCTACTATTTTTGGTGCTTCTGGCGCTACAGTGTTTATGAAGTGGGCATACGACTTTTCAACGTCCTTTAAAACCTACAACTTTACTGTAGGAAGCGGAACACCAGCGTTTTTTGGCGTAGATGAGTTTAGTGTAGGTGAGTATACAGGTGGAGAATTAACCACTAAAAGTTCTGTGTCAGGCACAGGAAACGGAAGTGTGATAACTATTGGCATGGAGGCCGACATAAACGGCTTTGCACTGTCTCTCCAAGAAATTAACGTATTAGCATTAATGGGTAAAACAGTATGAGCAATTATACAAAGACAACAAACTTTACCGCTAAGGACAGTTTACCTTCTGGAGATAGTGGCAAAGTAATTCGCGGTAGTGAGTTTGACACTGAGTTCAACGCTATTGCTACAGCCAATGCAACTAAGGCTAACATAGCATCTCCTACTTTTACAGGAACTGTGACGATCCCTGCGTTAACCTTTACGGGAACTCTGTCAACAGGAACGATTGATGGAGGTACTTACTGATGGCAATTACGGCACAAGATTTAATTAATGCGGCCCAATCCGTTTATGGCTTTGCCAAAGACAATGCTATGGGTTTGGGCATGGGTGCTGCAGGTGGCTTGCTAACTAAAGCTGCTTATGATCGTTTACTTGACGTAGGTGATACCGCAAAACTTGAAGCTGAAGGCATTGCAGAAACGCTTTTGCCTATGACTCAGTTTAAACCTTTTACTGTTACTTCTGCTACTGGAGGTCAATTTAATACTGGCCCTCAGATGTCTCCTGTTACAGATCCTATAACGGGACAGCCTGTTATAGATCCTTTAACGGGACAACCTAAAATGCAGGTATCAGGCACTGAAGCTACTCTTGGTTTATCTCCTCAAGAACAAGCCTTGCAAGGTATGTTAATGGGACAGTCTAATCAATTTTTCGATCAATCTGCTATGCCAACAGCAATGAGAGAAGCTGATGTATATGATCGTATTCGTGCTACACAGCGTCCAGAAGAAGAACGTCAGCGTTTAATGTTAGAAGAACGGCTGATGAATCAAGGTAGGCTGGGTGTACGTACTAGTATGTTTGGTGGAACTCCTGAAGCGTTTGCAATGGAACAAGCACAAGCAGAAGCCCGTAACAGAGCATCTCTAATGTCTATTCAACAAGCCCAAGCTGAACAAGCACAGCAACAGCAGCTTGGTATGTCTGCGCTAGGTTCTGCATATTTACCGCAAGCTCAACTTCTTAATGTTCAATCGGGTACTCAAATGTTCCCACAAATGCAACAACAAGCACAAATGTACGGTACTGGTACATATGGTGAAACACTAATGTCTGCTATTGAAGCTCAATTAATTGCAGAGCAAAAAGCAGCGGATCTTTTAGGCGCGGCAGGCACTGGGTTGCTTGGCGGTTCTATTGATTCTTTTACATCATAAGGAGTTGACTAATGCCTAAATTTTCAGACGAGTTTCTTAGGTCAATGAACAATTCTATGTTGACTCAAAGCGTTCAGGGAGTAGCTTATAAAGCAGGTGCTGCTCCGGGTGTTATAAGAGGACGCGAAGAACAAGAGCGTAAAGACAAAGGCATTTTAGGTGGTACTTTAGCTGCTCAACAAATGGCTAGTCAGGGTATGTTTACTCCAGAAGAAACACATGCTTTTGCTGATAAGATGTACCAATTTGGTGTTGATCCTAATCAAATTTTACAACAAACAGGACAACTACGACAGCTTAATGCTAAAGCTTCTCAACAAAATAAAACAGAAAATTTTGTTAGCTCTTTAGGGGAAGAATACCAAGCTCAGTTTAATGCTGGTTTTTCTTTAAAAGAGGTACACTCTGCATATTTAAAAAATGCTCAACAAGATAGTATTGTTTCTCTTGCACAAGAGCTTGATCCTACTCTTAGTGCAGAGTTAGCAGCACAGATGACTTCTAAAGATTTAATGGAATTATACGAAAGTAGAAAAGAAAAAGGCGGTGTGCAAGCTTGGACTTCATGGATAGAAAACAATTCTGAAATAAATAATAGCAACAGACAAGAAGCAATAGCAGCGGCTGTAGCTGCATTTGGTGCTGAAGCGCCTAAAAAAGTTGCTGATTTAGAAGCAAAGCAACTAGATATTAGAGCTAAAAGAGAAGGTAAGAAATCCATGTCGGTTATTATTACCATGAAAAAAGACGCTGCGTTATTTGAAGTGCCGGGAATGGGCGGTTCTGGTAGTAAAATTCAAGCGCGAAATTTACCAGTAGGTGATGACGGGCAACTTACCCAAGAAGCTAAAGATTGGTTACAAGATCATGCAACAACAGCTATTGTTTCTGACACAAATGAAACATGGAGTCCAGCTCCTGAACCACCTCCTCCTCCACCTCCTGCTGAAGGCACACTGGGTCAGCTTGCTCCGGGATTGGTAGAGAATTTAGTTAACGCTCAAATGAAGGAATAATTTTAATGCCCTCAGTAGTTAAAAAGTACACAGACTACCTTGACGTTATTGATGAGACTATAGACAACTACTCTAATAAAGAGCAAACTAAACAGAAATTAGCTAAACAATACAAAAATACGCCTATTGAGGAAATACCTGAACAGGCGTTAGTTATTTTATTTAGTGATACACCTGTTGAATCTATACCAGAGCAAATACGTTCTCGCGTAGTTAACGCTGCTGTTTCTCTTGAAGCACAGCGCCGTGGCCCTAGAACAGAAGCTGAAAAGACTCAGTACAATGTCGAAGCTTCTGGGCGTGGTGGTGTGCCTGCTATTCCTATTACTCGTCCTTCTAGGGCTATGCAAATTGGAGCAGAAGAAGGATCATTAGACTCCTTAAAAACTTTAGGATTCTTAGACAAAAACACTTTTGCTGAAGAGTTTCGTAATCGTGTGGAAGTATCCCGAGAGGGTGCATTACCTGATTATTTTGGTGGTCTAGCCGCAGGTGGGTTTACAGATCCTGTTACTGCTGGAGCGGCAGTACCCGCTGTTAAAGCAGGTATGCTCGTGGCGCGTGGTATGCCTGTCGCTGGTAGTGTTCTTGGAGGCACTTTTACAGGAGGCATTACTGGAGGTTTAATCCCTACTTACGAAGAGTTTGGTGACAGCCGTACACGTAACATTGGGATAGGTGCTGCTTTTGGTACGGGTATTACTGCTGTTCCTGCAGGTGTTGTAAAAGGCGCTCAAGTAGCTTCTAGGTTGACTAAACCTGCTCCAGTTGTTCCTCCTAAACTTGCACCACAGCCTGTGCCACAGACTCTATCTGGTGGGCGTGTACAGCCTAAAGAAACTCCTGTAACAAAAGTTACTTTTGATATTGAGCCGCAGGTTACTCAATCTACTCCTTCTACTTTAAAGATTCAAAACATTGATACGCAGCTAGCAGACCTTAAAACCAAAGCTGCTACTGTAGGACGTAAGAAGCGTAAGCCAATTGAAGCTCAAATTAAAAAGTTAGAGCAAGCTAAGAAAAATGAACTTAATCGTGCTAACAAAAAGTCTAGGGAAGTAGACGAACAAGTAGTACAGCTTGAGAACCAGATCAATAGACTAGCTTCTCGTTCTGCTGAGTTGCAACCGGGACAGGCAGGCGCTAAAGCTCGTATAGAAAGAGCAGAAAGACGTATAGGAGAGCTAGAAACAGAAGTTGATACTCTTACTGGTTTTGACTTTTCTCCTAACGGTGGCTACCGCGTTCAGGTTAACGGTGAACTTTACAACAATCCACGGCAGTTAGCAGCTATAAAAAATAGAATAGAGTTTCACAACACCACAGGAGCAGACATTGAGTTTATTCTCCCTCCTCCTAAACCTACTGGTGATCCTGTTACTGATGCAGCAAACAAAATGAATTACATTCAGTTATCTAGTCACTCTAGCCCTCGTCTTGGTTTAGATGCTCCACCTGCTTTGTCTTCTGCTGGTGTTCGTCCTTCTGTTCAATATGCTGATGAAGCGGCTATGGGAGTTGACGAGGCACAAGCCATTAAAGCAGGAACAATGGCTGAGTCTACTGCACGTAAAAGATCAAAAGATCCTAGAGGTGTTGACGTAGGCCGTGACGAGCCAATGACTGCAGAAGAAAAAGGTCGTAGAGCAGTTTTGGCTGAAGCTACAGAACAACGGCGTCAGTTAAATTTATCTGCTAAAGCAGTAGGGGGAGATGAAGAAGACGCTCTATGGGCTTATGAAAACCTACCAAGTATTGACAATTTTAGTTTTGAAAATCTAGAAGAATCCGCTCGTTTATTAAAGCAAGAAGGTTTTATTGCTAGAGAGTATGATACTCTTCTTGACTTATTAATGGAGCAGAAAGGAACGATTCTTAGTGCAGAAGTAATGGAGGCACTACGGCCTTTATTTCTTGAAGCTGAAAATAGAATAGATAAAATAGTTCGTCAAATTAGCAAACTAAAAAGAGAAGGTCTTACTGATAGTGAGGATATGGTTGATTTACTGCGAGATTTATATTTAAATACATATGTTGCTGAATTGCGTAGAACTAATGGAACTGCAGCTTCTCATGTATTAACGCAAGCTAAAAAAACCAAGCAGTTTACCGCTGAAAACACAAGACGTATAAATAAAGGTCAATTAATTACGAATTTATTTGGGGTAGATTGTGGCTAAAAAAGCTAGAAAAGTTATATCAAAAGAATGCGAAGAAGCGGTAGATAGAATGTTAGCTGCTATTGACTCTGTACCCGACGAGTTTGTTGAAATGCGTCCTGATATTATAAGGTCAATTTTAAACAATGGTGGTACTAGAGAATGGACTGTTTTGTCAACATTAACTAGTCTGTATTCTAATAGTATGTTAGGTTCTAGTGGTATGTTTGTCGCTAATGTTTTTAGTGCAATGGGTCAAGCAGGTATGTATGTTCCCAATTCTATGATTAGAAACGGTGTGGTCAATACTATGGCGGCTCACTACGCCTTGCTTGGTAAAGACGCTCAACTTATGACAAACATGGCTAGATATTTTTCAGCGGCTTTAAAATCTGGATTAGCTTCTGATGTTGCTGACATTAATCTTATTGCTAGACAAAGAGGTGTATCTAAAGAAGAAATTGTAAAACAAGCTAAACAAATTTACGTACAGTCTTGGATCGCTAATGACTCTAGTTTAAAAGACATTGATGTTGAAAAGTTTATAGACTCTATTAATTTAACAGATGAAGAAGTGTCAAGAATATTTACTGACATAGAGTTTATGACTAATCAAAAAGTTCCTTATGGTTTGGGATGGACAACTATCCCACAAAAAATTGCAGTGGCTGTTGACGAATCAGCCAAAGTATATTTTCGACTAATTAAACTGTCTGAAACAGCTAGAAAGCTTGCTATTAAAGATGCCTCTTCTGTTGTTGCAGATTCTTCTGAGAAAAAATATGTTGATGAATTACACGCTAAATACTTTAAAGAAATTATGGATGTGCATAATGCTAGGTATCAAGGTGAATACGGACTTGCTGCAGAGCAAACAAAAGGTGCAAGGTTTAGGGCAGTGCGTCAGGCTTCACTTGCTTTAGAAAAAAAGAGCAACAAAATGTTTAAGGATCTGTTTTCTGAAGAAGACATACCTTATGAAGACATACGTGAGTTTGCTTTAAACATGACTTTCCAACGGCGTTTGCCAGTAGACCCTAATGCACCTCTTCATAGAAGACTCCCAAATATAATTGCCGGTATTAATAGAGAAAAGTCTAAATTAGGAAAAGGTTTTACACTCGGGGAAGAACTTACTGCTGCTACAATAACCAGCCAAACGCCCTTTACTAAAACCCCTTACAACATTGCTGTTGATGGAATGTCATATACTCCTATAGCTATGATTCCTTTTATGCGTCCTAAACAGTTAAAGAAAAAAATGAAAGAAGGTAAAGTCGTGTATGAGATACAAGACTATGATGACTACTTAGTTCGTGTTGCTATAGGTACTTCTATTATGCTTCCTTTAGGTGTGTTATTTATGACCGCTAATGAAGATGGTATGCCTTTTATAACTGGAACATCAAAAGACGCTGAAGAAAGAAAGCTGTGGCAACAATCAGGTATTCCTGAAAAATCAGTTCTTATAGACGGTACTTACGTTTCTTACGATAGGTTGGAGCCTATGGGTACTTATCTTGGTATGTACACTGATTATTGGGAAGGGGTTATGCGTTTTAAGGATTATGAACCAAACGATCCAGAGTACAACAAAGCGGCTGTAGCATTAGATGAAGCAGCCATAATGCTTCTAAACGCCACCGCAAACAAAACTGTTTTAGAAAGTGCAGTTAGTTTTTTAGATTACTTTAGATACAATAATCAAGGGCTTTCTGGCGGTTTAAAACAATTAGGTACTGACGTTTCTAAAGGTTTTATACCTACTGGTGTATCAGACTTGGCCCGTATTATTGATGGACAAGAAAGACTAGCACGTACTCCTATGGAGCAGGTACAACAGCGTATTCCTTTTCTCAGGGAACAGCTACCTTTAGATACTAGTCGTGTTAGTGGGGTGTCCACTAAAGAATCTAATTGGGCGGAGATTATACTTAAACTTAAAGCAACTCCTATTACTAATCAAACAGAAGTACAGCGTTATATTTACCGAACACAAGCTAATATTCCTGTTGTTGACTCTAAGTTTATGGGTATTAAACTAAACACAGCAGAAACTTCTTTGCTAAGAGAAATAACTTTACCTTACGTTGATCGTCAGCTAGGTGCGTTAGTAGCTTCACAAATGTTTCAAAACGAAGACGCTTTTGTGCAGAAAAGGTTACTAGAGCGCGAAGCGTCTAGAGCTTCTCACCCCGGTGTAAATGAAGGGTTGTTAGCTGAGTTTATCCAAGAGGGTAACAAAAGGTTTGGTGCTTCTTGGCTACAGTCGTTAGATAACAGGAAATGGAATCAAAAGGTAAGAGAAAAAGGTCTTAACTTAATGGTAGGATTCAAGGACGTAGAAGAGTTTTAACTGGAGTTAAATAAACTCTCCTACGTCCCTGAATATTTACAACTCGCAGTTATTACCTGTACAGGCCAGTTGTTGTGACCCTTCGGTCATGTCGCTGGCCTCTTCTATATCCCACGATATCTCTGTAGGGAACCCCTTCTTAAGTTCTTTCAAGGTAGCCTTATCCACAGGTTCATATGGTGCTTGTTGGTACGTGTGATCTGAATAAGGTAGGAAGCTAACACCTGACACCTTATCAAACTTGTTGTACAGCCATTGTCCTACCTCAAGGAACTCATCATCACGGTAGTAGCAGGTCATAGACGGCTTATGCTCACACCAATAGTCCTGATATATCTCCCACAAGTCTAGCTGCTCCATAGCACCCATGTCTGAGGCTGTCACAGCGCCCTCTGGAGATGCGATAGGGAAGGAGAATACCCTTGTACTAGGGGACATTAGATCGTCCTCCACAGGGACACCAGCGTCCTCTAAGACAGAGCAAAGTGGGTCACGAGCGTCTGCCCTAACCCTCCGAATATATTGATCGCTATACCGAGGATGGATCCCACTAGCACTATCGACCAACTGACTAACAGTACCGCTAGGCTTAATCGCAGTAATTGCTGTAGAAGGGTTGATACCCAGCTTCTTAGCCCACTGTTCATTAGTAACAATAGCCTCATTACGCATCTCCGTTAGCCACTTCTTGAGTTTTGCTTTGTCTTTACGCCCAGACAACATTGGGTGATCCATGATACCTGTCAGTGACACACCTAACAGAGCCTCTTCCTCTGTGTTTAGTCTCCAGATTCTTCGGAGGTATCTGAAATCTGTGAGGGTAGCCTGTAAAGTTCCAAGGATAGTCGCAACGCGTACTTTTCGTTTGAGACTAGCGAGCGTATCGGATGGCCTGACCACAACTTCTGACAGATTACAGAATTGGTAGGGTCTGAGGATGATTTCACTACATGGATTAGTTCCAAAATCATAGGTAGCATCTCTTCGCTCGTTGAGTGCAGCTTGCTTTTGACTTGCCACTCTACTAAAGACACCTCGTTCACCAGATCGTGATTCATATAAGCTAGTCCATTCGTTTAGGAACGCCTCAAAGTCAGGCTTCTCTGTGTAACAGGCTGAGTTGTTAGACAGCCCACGTTGAGGGTTATCTACCCACCATTGTCCTGACTTGGCTCGTCTGATTCTATCGTCTGTGAGGTTAGAGAGACTGATGAGAGCACTTCTCCTGACCCCTCCAACGACGACGATTTGAGCAATCTTACAGCAAAGATCGTGGCATTCAAGGGAGCTAAGCTTTCTACCAGCAGATCCTTGAAAGAGTTCAATCGTGAACTTGAATAGATCGACGAGTGGTTCAGGGCCACTTGCACGACCTCCGAAAGTCTTGAGCGTGGAGCCTGCAGGTCGTACTCCGCTAACGTCCCATCGGGGAACTTGACCTGAATACAACAATGATACCAACTCCCTAAACGATTTCGCCCATCCGATCTTCGAATCGTCAACATTAATAACTGTGTCGGTTGCATGGAATGTCTCCGCTACGTCTGGTAGTTTAGCTATGTACTGCCGTTCAACGCTGAAGCCTACGCCTGTACCGCACATGAGGACGTACATCATCTCATCGAATGCTTTAGGGTGGTCTATGGGTAGGTAGCTACAGTTAAACCCTGCTACGTTGTCACGCGTCAGTGCTTCTCCTGCTGTCATCAAGGCCCGCATAGAAGGCATGACATCCAGCTTACTAATAGCATCAAAGATTTCTGTTACTTCAAAGTCGTTGAGGTGTCCTTTGTCTACCCAATAGTTAATGTAACGATTGACTGTTTCTTCCCATGTCTCTCGTCGTTGTTCTTCTGGTAGGTAGCGTGCGTAGCGTGACTTGTGTATGTACTGTTGATATGCGTCCATTAAGTTATCCCTAAAGTTTCGTGTACTATTGCGGCCTGTGCTAATCCAAGAAGTAAGTATACACCATCTGGGTATTGCTCTGTAGCGGTGACTTCAAATACTTCTCCGTCTTCGTACATAATAACAACACACTTAACTGGTCTTTCTTCTTCCTCATACTCAGAGCTTCTTATAGCTAGGGCTGCAAGAAACTCAGATGTTTTAATACTTGTGTCTTCTTTCTTTCCAAACTTACCTTCTACTATCTTCACTGTATCTCTCGCTGAATAAGCATCTCAATGTAGTGAATAGCTTTGCGTAAGTCTTCTACTCCGTTCTTGTCCTTCCAGCGAGTGATGTATTTGACTGCGTTGGCCTCGCACCAATCCAGATTGTTCGCAAGAATAAAATCAACTGGCTGTATCTCGTACCTGTTGTAATGGTCGCCCCCTACCTGACGTTTGATAGCTGTGTCGTTAGGGTGGTACAGTTTGCCGTAGGCTGTCTTGCTGGCTGTGTTCCATTCTTCTGGTGTTGCATCGTTAAGACTCATGCCTTTCCTCCAAATCAAACTTCCAACTGTTAGTGTTTACTTTGTCAGAGAAGCGTTCGACTAGCTCTTCTGATGTTATCTCTAAGGCTTCCATGATTGTTATCTCATCGTACCTTGCAGCAACACGTTCTAGTATCTCATCAAGAGTTAGCACCGTACTTCCTCCGCAGGTAAGACATAGACACAGGCATCTCATCAAACGTGCCGTTGTCTACCTCGTTGAATACCCACAGTCCAGACCATGACCCGTTAGTCTGAGGGTTCAGGTACTCCTCGTCATGTTGGTAGTAGATACCTGCAAACAAAGATGTCATCCGTTGTCCTGCTGCGTTTCTGTCAAAGGCAATGTCTCTGTCTTGTACGTGTCCCATGACGCATGACATATGTTTCTTTTGGAGCAGTAGTTTTGCATTAGTGACTGGCCTGCCCATGACACCGCTAGTGAAAAAGTGACAATAAGCAATGCCGTCCACAATAACTGGCTGAAGATACGGATATACTTCCCAACCTCTGAGATTAAGATCCTCATAACTCATTAGCCCTTCTAACTTGGCATCGTTTTCTACAGCACGTTCCACTCTGTATTCATGGTTACCAAGAGTAAAGATCAAGCGTGGTTTCCATACCTTCTTCTTCATCCTACGCATACGTGACTGCTCTGATCTAATGCAGTCCATGAACACCTGCATAGCCTCGTTGCCAGCCTCTACGTCAGCAGAGTAACGCCTACCTTCAAAAGACTTTTTACCTACATCGTATGAGGATAACGAGGGAAAGTCCCAATGATCCCCTAGATGTATGATGGTGTTAGGTTTAACTGCCGCTGCGTAACGTCCTGCCCAAACCATATGGTCTATTGAATGATCTGGTTTTATTTGTGTATCAGGTATTACTAGGTGTCTCATCCTTTCCATCCTCTAGGTATCGTATCAAGAGTGTACCAACGGAATCCATGCTTGTCTGCCCACTCTTCCATTGTGTAGCGTGTACCATCTTTTCTTCTTCGTGATCCCGGCATTGGGGTGTTGGCTCGTTGGAAGAGAAATACCAACTCCTCCGTTGGGCTAAAGCCCTGCGCGATGATGACATACTTACGTGCCTCCTCTGATGTACGGAACCTACCCTTAGCTTCTATGTACACGGTCTTGCTTTGTGTAGTGTAAACAAAGTCAGGCTCGTAGTGCTTAGGAACAATGTAAAAGATACGCTGTTCTGGGTGGTACTCACAGCCTTGCATAATCTCATGGGCTGTTTTCTCAAACTTGGAGTCATACTTCACTAGGCTTCTCGTACTTGTCTTCTTGTGAGCGTAACAAGTAAAGAAGATTAAGACTTTCTAGCAGCCTATCCTCATCTAGTTCATTGTCCCAATAGTGAGTAAGACAGGTGCTGTAACACTCCCACTCTGTTGTACACGGGTCAATGATCTTGTCAGCTTTCTTAGGGCCGATGCCGCGTATTCCCGGTATGTTATCAACGCGGTCACCCATTAATGCCTGCTTGTACAGCCAACGCATAGCATCATCTTTTTTAACTGCAGTTAAAACCTTCTTGGTGTAATCGTACATAGGACAAGGAACCTGCTTGAAGTCTTTGTCCAGCGAACAGATGATAGCATCGTGATCTAGCTCAGTTGCCTTCATTGCGATAGCGTCATCAGCTTCCATTCCATCAACAACCTGTGCATTCCAATCACTGACCATATAATCACGTAGCAGATTCTTATGTACAGGTACACGCTTTTCAGAACGATTACCTTTGTAGGGTAAAGTAACAGCAACCTCGTCCCTGAAGTTGCCCTTACCCGTTAAGTAAACAATGCTAGATGTATAGTGCTCAGACAAATCCATGACCATCTCGGACAGGTAGTTGTCTAGGGTTCGCACTGCAACATCTTCAGTTTCTTCGTCACAGGCAAACCCTACACGATACACCAGCATATCACCATCAATCAGTATCACAGAGCGTCCATCTCTTCGATCTCAGGTGCGTACTCTACTACATCACTAATCACAAGTCGCTTGAGCGTGGCACTACGACCTTTCTTCTTGAGGTATTCCCAATCGTAGTAACCGATGAGGCACTTAGCTTTGGAACCATTACCCACCACGACTCCTGATTCTGGATCGTCTGTTTCATCTCTTGGAGTGCGTCCTTTGATGAGCAGCTCTGATCCTTCTGGGTTGAAGGCTCGGTACTTGTTGTTGGATTTACAGGTGATGTAGCTACCACGATCATCTCCCTTGTTGTGAATGTTAAGTCCCATATCTTCCAACGCAGTAATAGCAGCGTCAGATAGATTGGCAAGATCAACTGTGTACTTACCTGCTAACTCATTCTTGTGAGTGAGGCTAGGCCAATACAAATCACAGTTAACCATTACATTGGGTGCTTGGTCAGACATATAGCATTTCTCCTGCTAGTTAAACTTACACTAATATTATACCACATAAAATAGAATTGTGCTAGTGGGTATCTGCCCAACTATTACCAACTCTATACTCTCCGTCCAACGGACAGTTCAGTTGCAGGACTTCGCCTGCGAATACCATTGAGTTAACACATGACTTGCCTATAAAATCTGCGTCCTCTGGGCGACACTCTATCTGCCACTCATCATGTACCTGCGCTACTAACTTAAAGTCTACGCGAGCCAGTAAGTCATAAAGAATAATGATCGCCTGCTTCATAACGATAGCACCTGCACCTTGGAGTAGCGTGTTCAGTGCGGCGTGTGCTGATCGTACTCGTATCTTCCTACCGTCTAGCCCCTCTAAGAAACCAGACTCACAATCCTTTGACACCTTCTGCCGTAGCACTGCCAGTGCTGGTGTGTTCTCTAAGAACCTCTGCTTCAGCGCCCTGCCTGCACCACTAGTAGAGCCTACGACACTGCCTATCTTGGCGTCACCTGCACCGTACAAGAAAGCATAGATGAATGTCTTAGCTTGATCTCTTGTTGCTAGTCCTGCTGCTTTCTGGTTGGCGGTGTGGATATCACCTGTAAGGATCTCGTGGGTGTAGTCGGCATCATCCATGTAGTGTGCAAGCATACGTAGCTCAAGCCCACTAGCATCAGCACCCACAAGGACACGATCTTTAGGAACAGTAAACAACTCTCGACATTGCTTCCCATACTCAGCCCTTACAGCAGGTATCTGAGCCATGTTCGGAGAGGAGTGTGCCATCCGTCCGGTGACAGCGCCGATGTGCCTGACTCTGCCGTGTATTCTGTTACCTTCGCCCACTGCTTTAATCCACGAGTCAACATGAGAGGCGCGTTTTTGGCAGAGCAGGTAACGGAGAATAATCTTTGCTTCGGGAATATCAGTCTGCTTTTTAAGAGTCGCCTCATCGACTTTCGGTTTTCCTGCGGGAGTGAGTTCCTTCCACACAGCGCCCTTGCCAGCAAGCCGCTCTGCAATTTGTTGTCTACTACCGACATTGAATACCGTAACTTTGTCCTTGAGTTTCTTACCTGTCTTGTCACTGTATCTCTCCTCTACTATGGGTGGGAACACTTGTTGTAAATCAGTTTCAATCCTGTGCATACGAGTAGTCAGTTCTTCGTACAGTTTTACTGCACCGTCCCTGTCAAACTCAAAGCCGTTCTCTTCCTGATCCTTACATATGAAAGCGATACTGTGTTCTAGGTCAACACACTGCTGACTAAACTCTCGCATCTGCATCTGTACCATGAGCGCATTGTGCAACTTCTCAGTCACATCAACGTCACGCTTACAGTACTCAATCATTTCATCAGACAACACATCCCACTCACTGTGGTCACCCTTGGGGAAACCAAGATGCATACCCCACACAGCTAGGCTATGTCCTCCTTCTCTGTCTGGGTGAAACAAACGAGACAGTACTAGCGTATCAAGAACTCGCTCGCTAGATACATTGATGCCCCACAGTTTACGCATAACAGGCAGATCGTAACCAATAAGATTGTGTCCACATACTTTGCCACCTTTTGCCAGTTCATCAATCAAACTCCTTTTAGATAAGTGGGTCAAGTGAGCTTCGTTCGATCTCTTTGTAACCACGCAGTGTATCTTCGTAGGGTTCAGCCCGTCTGCCTCTATGTCTAAGAACACAGTATTCATAGTAGGCAAGATCACGCTCTTCTCTGGTTGTAAGATCATAGCCATTCTCCTTCATCTGTTTGCTCTCCTCTTGTGTAACTATCCAACGACTCATACTCGACATCTTTAATCTCCTCTAAATCATATAGGTCAGCATAGTCTAGGTTGCCTATCGCTGTCAAGTCATCATCAGCAAGGAACCTACTGCACTCGTTGCATAAGTCTACAAACTCACCACTGCCATCAAACTTTTTAGTCAGTTCATAGTTGCTCATGATCTTATCACAGGCTTTACATCTCATTCTATTACCTCAGTGAGCCTGCCTGTTTCTTTGTTGTACATTAATGACGTAGCTGGCCCCGTCATACCACTAAACCTGTTCTTCAACACACGAACATTGGTAGTGTTTCGCACCATAATATCTTCAGCTTGAGCGTTACGTTCTAGTCCAAGTACAATATCAGACAATTGAGCAATAGCTGCACTGCCGCGCAACTGGCCCAGACTAGTATAGGCTCCATCCTCATGTCCTTTTCCATCTGGACGTTTCAAGTGCGACACCACAAACATACATATATGCATCTCCTGACAGAACATTCTTAGCTTGGTCATTATTTCGTCTATGGCTCTTCGCTCATCACCGTTGTCTTGATCCGACACCAGTATTGATATGTGATCTAGCACCACATATTTTACACCAAGAACCTTAACTTGGTAACGGAATCTAGCCAGTACATTTTCAATCTTGTTGGAACCCCATGTGTCCCACAACACTACACGATCATCAAGGTCAAGAGTGTCAAAGACATGGTCTACTTCTGTTGGGGAATAGTCACAGCCCGGAAGGTGGATAGGCTTGTTGATCTGTAGACCTACTAGTCCACGCGCTGTCCTGTCCGGTGTCTCTTCAAGAAAGGCTAAACCAATACGTTCATTGGTCTGAGAAAGGATAGAGAAAACTAACTCACGCATGAACGTAGACTTACCCAGACCAGAGCCAGCACAGATGGTAACAAGCTCAGTCGGACGTACACCAAACGTCATGTCATCTAGTCCCTTGTAAGGGTAGCGCACCTCTGCTTCCTGCAAAGGATTCTTCAACGCATCACGTAGAGAGCCCAGCATCACCATACCATCAGGTGTGTAAGTCTTAGCCGCCCACCACCTCTTGACAAACTCATCCTTGTCACCGTTCAACAGGTAGTCACACGCATCCTTGTGTTCACCATGCTGGTAGATCCTAGACTTGCCACCAAAGATGTCGGCACATTCTAAAGCAGCAGAGCGGCCAGCATCGTCGTTGTCAAAGCAAAAGATAATATGATCGTACTGATCCAGAAACTCATATGACCTGCGGCAGTCAGCAGCAGCACCTTGGGCACCATTACGAATAGACACAACAGGATACTTACCACCAAACATTTGATATCCTGCCAGTGCATCGAACTCTCCTTCCACTACGGTTATGTATTGACCACCAGAAGGAAACATATGCTGACCATACAGACCAGCCTTCTTCCAATCTCCTGATATTTTAAATTGTTTGTCTGGATACCGTGTTTTAACTGCAGTTAATTCACCCTGTGGGGTGTGGTATCCGAATAGAATGTTGCCAGCCTTCTGCTGTGCAGAGTAAGCTGACATGGTTGTCGCGGTAATACCCCTGTCCTGATAGCCTCTGTATGGCTCTGTAAAGGCCGCTTTGTCGAACCCTTGTCCGGGCACAACCCGTTCCTTTATGTCGCTCACAGAGGCTCCTGTGGACTCTGAAGGGGTATATGTGCCACAGGCAAAGCAGTAACTAGATCCATCCTCGTTGTATGATAGTGCATCACTAGATCCACAGTCACCACACTCTTGGTGTAACTTAACGAATGCCATCAGTGTACTACTCCTTCAGTATTCATAAGTGAATTGTACTTCTTGGTTATCTCATCTTCGTCGTACTCTGATTGTAACAGCGCACGTTGTAGCTCGACGTACATGCGCATCAAGTCATAAGCAGAAACATTATGCACCTCGTACTCCACTAGTTCTTCGATCATCTGGTCTTTAGTCATATGTAGTTCCTATGTATTAGTAATAGTATTAGTAATAATATTAATACTTAGTTATCTATATAGAGATTATATCACACTCATTTAAAATGTGCTAGTCCTTTCTGTACTTTATATTTGTAAACGATTCACCATAATATTCCTCGACAGGCGCATCAAGTAGGTCAATGAACTTGTCCATCAACCCTGACTTCCTGATTTTCCACAGCGCCTTGTGTTCGATCTGCACTACACGTTGGCGGGAGATGCCTAGTTCTTTAGCAACCTCCCGCTGTGACATACCGTACCGCATATTAAAACCTCATCATTGATTTGTCTTTCATCTTGACTAGCTTGCCGTTCTTAGCACAGTACAGGTCAACAAAGAAATCATTCTTCATTGCCTGCCTGCTCTTGAACACCATGTACTCCACGCCGTCATCTGGCTTGAAGTCACGCAGTCGTTTTACCACACGGTACACAGCCATACGTCCCGGCTTCAACTCAGTAACTGGTTTAATGTAATAGCTCATTCTCCAAACTCCTCATTTAGTCTGTAGTATACATTGTCTGCCCACTCGCTCACGCCATAGTCAGAGATCACAACCATAGGCTCCTGCTCTGACCCGTTGTTGTATATCAAAGAGAACCACCCACGTAGCTCACCGTCATGGTGATAACTCTCTACAGTGTCCCACCCTGTTTGTGACATAGACTCTAGTATCTCAGTCTTGTCGTTAGATTTTTCTATAGCGGCTTCCTCCTCATCATAGACAGACACCGTACCTCCTTCTTTTAATAGCAGGTCTATCATCCTCTGAATAACAGGCCGCTCACACGGTGCTGCATACTTAGGTAACTTGGTATCAAACGTAACAATACTCATGCTCTTTCCTCCATATCATCTTCAATAAGATCCATAATGTAATTGTAGTTAAACCACTCAGTCATGTTCACCTTCTTGGTTGAAGGCAACAAGCCCATAAAGCCAATTACCTCCACAGACTCAAGCTCAATCAGACCCATCTCCTCGTACCACTGGTAGGTGATACGTACATCAATGGTCATCCACGGACAGTCAAGCTCCGTATCAAACGTCCTCCGTTTCATGTGTAGGTTCCCCCTTCTCAGTTATTACAGTATGGTTCAACGCGAACAACGCGTCAACTCTCTGCTTCAGCTCAGTGATCTGGTTGTCCTTGGCAGTCAGGTTACGCTGTTGGATACCTTGACCCAACTCGTACACATCCTTGACCAGTGCCAGTGCAGTCTCCACCGTGAGTGATTCCTCTACCATACGATAGAATGCATCAGGTTCTTCAAGCAGATGCTTTATTACGTCACTATCACTATAACCCCACCGCTCCAGTAGCTCAAGTGCATCGTTGATGTTGTCAGGCTCCATGTACTCCATGATCTCATCGTCGTAATTATTCAGATCAATCTCTGTGCTTATCTCAATGTAGCTGTTTCTCCAACCCATGATTTTAACTCCAGTTAAAGTTTACTTAACGTGCTCGACAATGACAGATGTCGTGTCGAACTTGTAGCACAGTTGGCAGTCAATACACTTCTGCCCTGTGCAGTTGGCATCACCACGATACTTATTGGTGACGTTGTTGAACACGCGATGAAAGCCCCTTGGTGGTTTAGTCATCACGCGATCAATCTTTTTATTACTAAAAACAAGAATCATATTCTCAGGCACATGATGCCTGTTCGGACGCACGATGTCAACTCGCTTAGTCCACAGTGCAAACGTGCAGTGACTGTTGCTTGCCGCTATGTCACAAAAATTAAGGAAGTGAGTATCGTTAATCAACTCACCGTGACCATGAAAACGAGCAAAGGCGGCGTTGATTTTTGGAATGTCAACCTCCCTATCACTGCTAAGTATGTCACTATTACGCTGAAATGATGGTTGACAATTCTTGCGATAGGTGCTTAACATACGTACACTGTAACATTCAGTGCATATGTCATCGTCTTTACCACTATTGTACTGCTTTACACAATACTCATTGGTCGCTGTGTTGGTATTGATAGCAGGAATACCCTCTAACTTACCACTCATCTTGGATACGGTAGGCTTATTCACAATACACCCCTTTATATTTCTTCACCAAGCTGTTTATCCCAGCAGTCACCACACATATGGAAACCTACTGAACCCATAGTTTTACCTACAGTCGGGCCTCCTTGTCCACCGCGCTCATTGTTGTAGCGTTGGGAACGCCAGCCAATCAGTGTCTCCCGTTCGTCAGGTGATAGGTCAGGCCAAATGTTTTGTACGTGCTCTAGGCCGCAGATAAATCGTTTGATTTCACCACACGTTACAACTACACGGTCAGTCTTGTCACAACACGAACAAGTAGCAACCGCGTTAAAACCCCAGTCATTTAATTTCATAGTTTTAACTCCAGTTAAAAAATAGGGGCCATCTCTGACCCCATCATTGGTTAGCGTAGTTTTAACAGGCAGTAGTCACCTGATGCATCGTCTATGCGATACAAGGAATAGCGACCTTTTAGGTATGAGCTACAGGCTGCTCCCGCTTTCGCTCGGTCATCTTTTGGTATACGTACCCAATCATTTCTACCCATCTTTTCGAACAAGTCTCGCCAGTAACTGCCGCGATTCCTGAAGTTTAGAGGTTGAGGCGCTTCGCTTTTATTGATTGTATACATTACACCATCTCCTTCAATTCAGTTTTAATTCGACGGGCGTCATCGCCGCGCCAATGTGAGGCATTAGATAGGAAGTACAGCACAACACTAGTACCTGAATCTTCGTAATAGTTTTGTGCTGGTGTGACGAGGGATTTCATAGCGTCGAGGTATGGTCGAGCATAGGGCGATACGTTGCCCCATGTCTCTTCGATTTCCTGCGCGATAACAAACAGAGGACGTTCGCCAATCATGCCGCATCCTCCGCTCGCTCGTTGTGATCTTCGATGACACGGTTATACCATTGGCTGTCGCCCATGTACGTGTAGTGACTCTCGACCAGTTTAGCTTCGACGGCCACAGCGTGTTCAGAGCGTACAAGTAAAAGACCATTAGGCTCCACATTGTACGTGTCAGGGTCGAGGTATTTGGTAGTCACCTGCACCATACCCTGAAGTTTTTCTTCGATGAATATAGCGGTTGAAACGTCAGTCAAAAACTGATGATAACCGATCTCAAGTATTGCTCTGCGTTCAGACATAGTTTTAACTCCAGTTAAAGTTTACGTAACGTCAGGCACAACACCGCCCAACTAGTACCATTATACCATGCATATTCTGGTGTCAAGCGCCGCACCACACGCAAGCGTTTCGTAGCGTTTCGTGGGCGTTTCGTGGGCATAAAAAAGCCCCGCGATGGCGAGGCTGGGTGATCACTCAGTGATCTCAAAATAGGCGATTAGGATAAGGCCGCCAATGATCAGCGGCCATGCTATATCTGGATCGATCACGCGGCATGCTCGGTGACTGCCAATGACCGTCCCAGTTCGACTCGGTCGGCTACATCCATATAGCGATCCAGCGCGGCCATCGCCAACTCCGTCCGAGTCAAGCCGTGAAGCTTCCCGTTCTCCTCGTAAATATCGAGCAGTTCAGTAGGCGTCTTCGCGTTGCGCTCAAGCGGCTCGTCTCCGGTTGGTTCCGCGTCTGCGCTGTCTGCCTCGGTTGGTTCCTCGACTTTGTTCGGTGCCAGCGCCGTGTAAAGATCGCTGATATTTGTCATCTCTGCGGCGAGCTGGTGAACCAACTGCGTTCCTTGCTCCCGACTCCCGATGCCATGAGCCTCGACCATCTTTTTGTCAGTCGCGCTCATGGTTCCGACGATGCGCTTTACTTTGCTCCGCTGGGCATTGGCGCTACCCTCGACCCAACCTTTGGCGATCAGCCCGGCTTGTACCGCGTTCCCAAATTCCTTGAGATCGTCGGACGTTTCAATAACTGCCGCTGAATCGAGCAGTACCTGCAATGGCTTTGCCTCGGCTTGCTTCACTTTGTGCAATGCGTTAACGAGTGCGGTGGTTTGTGTTTTCAGTGTGGTCATGATTTTTAACTCCAGTTAATTTTGCTTTTCAAATCGGCGCGGTATTGCCCCGACCTGTCCACCAGTATAAGCCCTAATTGATGGCTGTCAAGCACCCTCTCCGCCTCACACTCTGCCCTGATCTGCACCGCCGCCAGCACAGAAACACCCCCGCCCCCCCTACACGTTACAGCGAACGTAAAAGATCCTACCTAGACACAAAAAAGAGTCAAATTAGAACATAGTAGTTCTTGTTGATTGTTCTTATATATCAAAAAGTTATATAGAACTAATCTGTTCTGTAAATACACAGACAATCTGCACTGTAAATCCGTAGGTTTCCCCACAGAAACTGTAAATATTGCCTCTCTTTATAGATTTATCTTGACTTTCATAGAAAAGTATGTTATAATATATACTATATAGTAAACAACAAAAAACAAGTATAAGGATTAAACCTAAAAACCTTCTAGGTAAGGAACTATACAGTATGGACAACGACACAGATTCTAGTAATCCTGTTGGTCGCCCTAAGAAGTCTTCTGTTTCTAGTAAAAAGAAAGGTTCTAGAGGAGCAGTTGGTCGTCCTAAAGGTGATGCAGCGATTATAAACGAGTACAAGGCTCGGATGTTAAACTCACCACGGTCACGGGCAGTCATGGATGCTATCTTTGAAGCTGCTACAGACCCAGATCACAAGAATCAGGCAGCAGCGTGGAAGTTAGTTATGGATCGTATTCTTCCTGTTGCTGCATTTGAAAAAGATATTGTCAAAGATGCGGGAAGAAGTGCAATACAGATTAACATCACTGGTGTTGGGACTACGACTATTACTGGAGAAGCTGAAGAAGACAGTGAAAGCGAAGATTCAGTGGTTGCAGTTCAAACTACAAAGAGGAATAACTTTTGAGTGATTACAAAAAAGTAAGAGAAGATATCGGAAATAGATTAGGACTAGACAATACAGACAATTTTGATGTTTTCACAGATAAAGTAGCTGAAATTGAATCTACTAGTGGTAAGAACACTGTTAGTACGATTAGTAGTGCGCGTGGTATTTTTCAGTTTTTAACTAAAGGCAAAGGTAATGCTTTTCAGACAGGACTTAATCGACTAGAAAGACATTTAGGTGACGATACTGAATGGATTGATGAAGCTAGAAAACATAACGATCCTAATAAGCTTACAGAAGATCAACAACGAGCTTTATTCCTTGCTAATGTGTATCAACAAAAAGGATCAGACCCTTTCTTCTTAAAGATAGCGCAAGGAAATAAGCAAGCAATGGCTGAAGCTTATAGCAAGTTTCATCATACTGTAGAAGATATCCACAACGATCCTAGAATTTTTAGAATTTTTGAGCTGTCTCCTCCTGCTCCAACCGAAATGGATATAAAAGTAGGTGAACAAAAACCTACTGAAGATGAAATAATTGAAAGAGCTAAAACTGCAGGTACGTTTCCAGAAGCGATGCAAGATAGGCTTGTATAAATGAAGCCCTTATTGGAGAACTTTAAATGAAATTCATTACAACAATGTTAGCGGTACTTTTACTCGTGGGTTGTGCAACTAGCTCAACTCAATACTATGAAGCAGTACAAAAAGCAGCAGAGGCTAACTCAAGAGCGGCACAAGCTAAGTTTGACGCCTTATCTGCTATTGCTACTGCAGGAGATGGACAAGCCGCTAGTGCTGCTGTAATGGCTTTGGCTCTTACACAGACTCCTTCAGTAACGCCTATTCCTCAACAATCAGAAGCTATTCAGTGGGCATCTATTCTTGCTTCTCCTGTTACTTCTCTTGGTATGATGTGGATGCAGGCAGATTCGTCAAAGACTATGGCGCGTATGAACGCACGGGTAGACTTAGCTTCTATTAAAGCTGACGCTGAAACCCAACAAGCCTTGTACGGTAGTTTCACTGACATTTCTACTTCTGGGTTTAATGCTGTAAGCAACGTAGATTATGGACAGTTTATTGACGGCATGGTAACGCTTGGTGTCACAGGGATGGACGGAATTGTTAATATGGGTACTGCTGGTATTACTCAAGTTGGGGCTACTGCTGAAGACGGGCTTAACGCAACGGCTAATGTTGGCCTTGCTGGCATGACGAACCTTGTTACTCTTGGCACCAATGGTCTTGATACTGCTGAGACTTTAGGTATTCAAGGAATGCTAGGCATCCATGAGACTAACGAAGATTGGCTTTCTTACCTCAATAAGAACGATGTAATTATGCAAGACATACTAAAAAACAGCGGCTGTACGATTACTACAGACTCAAACAACAAAATCGTAGTGACCTGTAACTAATATGGAAAAGTTTCCTAACGATCCTTTAGAGGTCTTTTTCCTAGTAACCGTCATTTTTGTTGTGTGTATGGTAGGGGCGTTTACTTGGTACGTAGGAGCGGTCTAAAGAGTGACTGATCTTAATGTTCAGTTGTTGCCGTGGCAGCAGGATGTCTACTCTGATTCTACACGATTTAAGGTAGTAGCTGCTGGAAGACGGACAGGGAAGTCCCGACTAGCTGCATGGATGTTAATTATTAACGCCCTACAGAC